CGTAAGTAGCGGTATCGCAACTGGTATGCGTTTTGTAGCTAACGTATATGGTTTTGATGTATACACATCTAACTATTGCAAAGATGCAACTGACAATGCTTTGCCTGAGCGTGATGGCTCAACAACTAACAACTTCTCCTCTGCTAACGGAAAAGTAAACCTCTTCTTCTCAGCTAATGCTACCGTAAATCCATTCGTGGGTGCATGGCGTCAACAGCCTGAAGTAGATTATGAGTACAACAAAGACTTTCAACGCCATGAGTTTGTAACTACTGGTCGTTACGGTGTAAAATTGTACCGCCCTGAAAACATGGTTCGTGTTATAACGTCCGCAGTTGTATAAGGAGATACAAAAATGTCTTACACTAATGCCGATGGTCTCTTCACCCTTACTGGAACTGGTCAGGGTGATCCCAAAAATAACGGTGGGATGCTTAATGCTGTTAAGTGGCTTGTCGTTGAAATCCCAGATGCAACATTATTAGCGGCTGCACAAGTAGCCCCTACACCAAATGATGCATTTATCCCAGCTGGTTCATACATTACCGCAGCTACCTTTATTACTACTACTGCCTTTACTTCAGGTGGTTCTGGTACTTTAGGTATTGGTTTGTTTAATGCCGCTAATGGTGCTATTGATGCCGATGGTATTGATGCCGCTATTGCTAAAACTGCTTTAGCAGCTGACACAGTTGTCCTGTGTAACGGTGCTTTAGTCGGTGGTACTGCTGGTGTTGGCGCAGCTAACGCTTATGTTGGTGTGCTACAAGCAACTGCAGTCTTTACTGCTGGTGCTGGTAAGCTCGTAATTGAGTATATCGAGCCGTAAACAATAAAGGGGTGGGGCTTTTATTTTGGTCCCACCTCACTTTCTACTTGACAAACCTATAAAATGTATGTAAAATATCTTTACCCGATGTAGGGTTTAAAGTGTATTACTCTTAGTGAGGAAACCTAATGGCCAATGTAAACCACAGCACTCTTACAGGAACAACTCTGCATGAACCTAAAGGTGTAGCAGCAGCTTCGATTGGTAAGGTGTATGTTTCTAATGGGTCAGGTAGTGGAGCTTGGACAGCTAAAGAAATTCTAACAGGTGAAGTTATAAGTGGGTTCATACCAAATGTGTCATCTGCTTCAACTGTCTATGTACCTATACCATTTGCTGGTACAATATCTAAAGTAGTTACAGTCTTAGAAGCAGCAATAGGGTCTGCTAATGCCGTAATTACAGTAAAGAATGCAGCCGCAGCTTCTATGGGAACTATAACAGTTACTCAAGCAAGTTCAGCTGGAGGTGACGTAGACACTTTATCACCATCTTCTAACAACACAGTAGCAGCCAACAGTTTTATTACCCTTGCCTCGGATGGAGCTTCTTCTAATACCGTTGCGTTAAGGTTCGTCATAGTATTGGATCGCTCATAATGAAACGTACACTCCTCTCAATGGTTCAAAGTATTCTGAGTGATATGGACTCAGAGGATGTTAACGGAATTGGTGACAGCATTGAAGCTCAACAGGTGGCCTCAGTAATAGAAGATACATACTTTAATCTTGTGTCAGCTCGTGACATACCTGAGCACAACCAACTATTAAAGCTGACAGCCTTGTCAGACATTACACGCCCTACCCATTTCCAATACCCAGATAACACCAAGATGCTTGAACGTGTTTTTTATAATACGGCAGCTACTGGTTCAACATATGTAGAAATATACTACATGGCTCCTTTAGATTTTATTATGAGAATGGATGAAACATCTTCAGGCTCAGTTAAAGTTTTAGATAAGACAGGCGGTACGGATCTTTTTATTCTTGATAACGTACAACCAATATATTACACATCCTTTGATGACAACTTTATGGTTTTTAACTCTTATGACAAGGCGGTTGATACAACCCTACAGGCTTCAAAGAGTAGGGCCTACGGGTCACTCTACCCTAGCTTTACAATTACTGACACCTTTGAACCAGACTTAGATGACAACATGCTACCTTATCTTTTAGCTGAGGCTAAGTCAACTTGCTTCTCTTTATTTAAGAGTGGGTCAGATCCTAAGGTAGAACAGTCTGCTCGTAGGCTTAAGTCTTTCGTTCAAAATGATATGCATAAAACTAAGAAAGCTAACAAAAGACCTAACTATGGGAAGATTAGATGACAGAGTTTATTGAAGAAACAGTGAACCAACGCTGTGTCTGCAAATCTGATAAGATGCAAAGTAACATTATTATTGAGAAAGAGCTTGGCGGTTTTATATTCTTTATTGTCAAGGTTGAAAAAGGAGTAGTACCTAAGGAATTAAACGGTAGGTACTCTTCTATGATTAAGGCTAAAAAGGCTATAGAGATTTACCTAAGGGATAAAAAAGAAACTGTCACCACCCGTAGAGAGAACTTTGGTAAAGAGTTCGAGCAACGTAAGAAGGTAAAAGATGCCGCAAAGCTTAAATCAAAAGACAGTTAATAACTTTGTCAAAGGTCTTATTACTGAGGCTGCAGAGTTAACTTTCCCTGAGAGTGCTTCAGTTAATGAATCAAACTGTGATCTTCGTAGAGATGGCACACGCCGTAGAAGAGAAGCTGTTGCCTTAGAAAGCAATGCAGTTTTATCATCCTTTACAATATCAAATTCAGAGTTAGTGGGCACAGGTACTTGGATTAATGTAGGGGGTAACGCAGCCCTTGAGTTTCTAGTTGTTCAAAAAGGTAATACGATTTTCTTTTATAACAAAGCTAATCTACCTTACTCAGGCCAGATTATTTCTGGAAGTGTATCTTTAGCAACTTATGAGTTTGCAGGTTCAATAGGTTCTAACAACGTAAAGTGCCAGTACGCAAGCATCAATGGTACTCTTATAATTTCTTCAGGTGCTATAGACACTATTGTTGCATCGTATGATGGAGCAAATGTTTCTGTATCCCCTATTGCATTTAAGACAAGAGACTTTGAATGGCAGGGCGATACTAATACTTATCCTGATGAGGCTGCATCTGATGCGACTCGTTTGTATGACACAACTAACGCAGGTTGGACTGGAGATAAAGGTTCTGCAGCATTAGCCACTTACAAGGCTGCAAGTAGCAACCAGCTTCCTCCTCTGACTCACCCTTGGTATGCAGGTAAAGATTCAGACAATGCATTTGATGCAGCAGAATGGAAATTAATATTTGCAGGTACAACCCTTACAGGTAACGGTCACTTTATTCTTGACTTCTTTTCTAAAGTAAGAACTGGTATTACTACTGAAATTGAAAGCTCTCGATTTAAATCTGTTGCTTCTTTTTCAGGACGGGTGTTTTATGCAGGCTTAACAAGCGCAAAGAATGCAGGTACAATTCTTTTCTCTAGGCTTGTTGAGGATAATTCTGACCTAGGTACTTGCCACCAACAAAATGACCCAACATCTGAATACTTCTCAGACTTGCTGGGTACAGACGGTGGATTTATTAGCATACCTGATGCTGTCAACATTCAACTTCTTTATTCTTTTCGTGCCTCATTGTTTATCTTTGCTGAGAACGGTGTGTGGCAGGTTTCAGGTGTAGACGGTATCTTCTCAGCTACAGCCTATGGTATTAATCGTGTGTCAAATGTTGGTATTCTTAACCCACAAACATTTATAGAGGCTGATGGCTTACCTTTTTGGTGGTCACGTTTTGGTATCCACACTCTGGTAGTTGATGAGGTATCAGGCCAAGGTCAAGAACAAAATATTACTCTCCCAACTATACAAACATTCTGGGATAAAATATCTACAGAGTCTAAATCTAAAATCACTTCTATCTATGACAATATAAATAAAAAAGTATATTGGGCTTATCCTGACAATGGTGAATCAATAGAAGCTAAACTAAACAACATCCTTATTCTTGATCTTACCCTTCAAGCTTTTTACCCTTGGAAGATTTCGGACCAAGCTTCAAGTACTTCCTGTGTAGTAGGTTGTGCTTTCTACTCAGGATTCGGCGCTGCTGAACTAGCATTAGATGTTATTACTGCAGCTGGTGATGACGTTGTGCAAGGAACTGATGACATTATCTCTACACAAGTTGCAGACTTTACTACTGGTGACCCAGCACTTGTCTTACTTGTACGTGATGGTGCTACAAATAAACTTACAATGGCTACATTTGCAGGTGACACCTTCCTAGATTGGGGTAACTCAAACTACTCATCCTTTGCTGAGTCAGGCTATGACTTTGCTGGTGACCTTATTATTAAAAAGAATGCCCCTTACATTGCAGTATATTCCCGCTTGACAGAGACTGGATTTACTGGTAATGATGACGCAGGGTACGAATCAATCAGACCATCTTCACTACTTGTGTCATCAGCTTGGGACTTTAACGAGACTTTTAATACAGCCCAACAGGCTTATCGTTTAAAGTTTCCTGTTATTGTTGACCCAGGTAACATTACTAACTTCAATTACCCTGAGGATGTTATTACGACTAGGCTAAAAGTTCGTGGTCATGGCCGCTCTCTCCGTCTAAGGTACGAGAGTGAACAAGGCAAGGACTTTATTCTGCTAGGTTGGGGTCTGATATTTGGAAGAAATCAAAGGTTCTAATGTCAGATTATATACTACGTGATGCAATAGAAACAGACGTATTAGATATAGTACTAGCTGTTAAACAATTCTGCAAAGAAGTACCACACCCAGCTTGGGGTAGGTTTGATTCAAACAAAGTTAAAGACCTTGTGTCAAGTCTAATTGAGATTGAAGCTGGGTTTGTTAAGATAGTTACGATTGATGAAGAAGTAGTAGGAGCCTTGATTGCCACAGCAACCCCTGTTCCAATTAACTCTTTTATCTTCGCACAAGAATTAATGTTCTGGTTAGACCCAGACCACCGTAATGGTAAAACATCATCTAAGTTAATTGACGCATACGTTGAGTGGTCAAAGGCTGTTGGATGTGACTTTGTTAGACTATCAACACTTGACGAATTACTGGACAGTAGGGTTGGCGTTCTCTTTAAGAGAAAAGGTTTTAAACCTATTGAGACAGCTTACATAAAGGAATTATAATATGGCAATATTTACAGCGATTGGCACAGGCATTGCATATCTAGCAGGGGCATCAGCTGTTGCAGCGACTGGTGCGGTTACGGGTGGACTTCTGGCTGGCTCCTCAGCCCTTGCTATTGGTGGTACAGTCGCAGCAATTGGCGCTGGTGGATATGCTATTAATCAAACTAAAAAAGCAAACCAAGCAGCACAACAATCTGTTCAAGTACAACAGCAAGCAGCTAAAGTACAGATACAACAACAGAAGCTGCAGGCTACCGCTGCCCGTAGAAGTGCGGTTAGGTCTAGCATTATAGCTAGAGGTTCAGCCACACAGAGGGCAGCGGTAACTGGAACAATAGGTGGTTCAGGTTTCTTAGGTGGTCAATCATCCCTTATGTCACAGCTTGGAGCTAACTTAGGCTTCGGTAGTATGATGAGTGGCTTAAGTTCAGATTTCACACAGCTATCCTCAGATGCGGCAGCACTGACAGGTCAAGCTCAAATAGCTTCTTCAAGGGCC